TCGAGAGGACCGTTTGGGGCCATGGATTCGCGCCAGGTAACGTGGCTCTTGGCAAAATCGCTGAAATCTTCATGATGAAAGATTTTGTAGAAGACCGAGTCAGTGTTCCAGGGTGTGCTGCTGATCAAGACCTTGCCCTTCGTGGTGCTTATGGTGAAGAGGATGGCAGTGTACATGTCTTCGTCGTTGGGCGTGAAGTTGGCCTCATCCCAGTATATGACGTGGAGGGTGGGTCCCCTGATGGTGTCTGGGTTGTTTGGGAAAGCCTCGATAATGCTACCATTGTAGAGATAGAGCACAGTGCGCTGGGGTCTAGGACAATATTCCTTAGGAAGTTTCTGCAAAAAGTATCGTACTCGACGAATCACAAGCTTTGATTGGCGCCAGCCAGGAGCCACAATACCTATGTAAGCGCCCGGATGGGTCAACGCGTAGTTAAGTAGGAGAGCAGACGCGATCCATGATTTACCCGACTGGCGGTTCCAGCGCATAGCCACAAACTGGTTGTTAACAAACTTTTCAGCTAAGTCCCGCTGATACGAGGTGGGCTTGAACCCCACAACCTGCTCAAAAAACGCGACTGGGTCCTGGCTAAGCTTCATCCTCTGCTTTTCAGCTTCAGCCCAGACTTGGCTAAGCCTACTGGTTAGTACATCGATTGTAGAAAACCGGTTTTCAGGGCGCATCTGCCGCTTTTCCTTTCTGAAGCTCATTTAGACGTTTCTCCATCTCCAAAATTTTGGCCTCAACCTCAACCCAACGCTCAAATTTCTCAAGTAGAGAATCGTATGTTTTAGCCATGTCTGCCAACACCCTCAGCTGCATGACTTCCCTCTTTTCGAGGTCGGGTTGCTGAAGCCGGGCGATGGCTCCGGCCAGAATCTTCAAGACCTCCTCGTGAGTCATTATGTCGACGGGCAAAACGCTTTCGCGTGTTGTTGAACGCTGTTCCTGCAGCTGGTCATCATCACGCAGACCCAAACGTTTGAGCTTCATGCGAACGGCTTCAACCGACTTGTTCATGGCTTCGGCTATGCTGTTCAAGTCGTGGGTCTGCTCCCATAATTCTCGCAATTGGGCTGTTTCCTGTGCCGTCCAGAGTTTGCCAGGCATGCTCTAGACCACCCACGACTCGCCGCTGTAAACAACCCTAACCTGTTTGGCGACTTTCTTCAGAAGCTGGAACGCTGTCTTAGGACCTGGCGCGTCTACGGTGATCTCTATTATGCCATTACCTCTACACGCTACTGAGATGGTTGTGTTTTTGGCGAACTTTTCGAGACTCCTGCTGGCTTCATCCAACTTCTTAAGAAGCTCCCTCTGTCTGTGAGTTGATCTGAGGAGCCTTTGTGTCAACTGCTTTCACCTCATGCCCTCTGTCCGAAAAACGCGCCCAGAATAACCCCGATCACGCCAGTTATGGAGGCGAAGATTTCGGAGCTGAACGCTTTTACTACGACCATGTGGGCTATTTCGAGGGCTGTGAGGCAGATCAGCGCCATGACTGCGAAGTACATGCCGAGCACTAGGCGTTCACTCGGAGCTACAGAAACATCTCTCGATTTTCTGCCCCTCTCCCCAACCGTAACCTTTCTGGTTAAGGCTTGGCGTATTAGATTTCTCAACGGTTAGTCCGCCTCTTTGGTGTAGATGATGATTCTTCCCTTGCGTTTGGTTGTCCTAGCCCTCAAGAACGCCTGCTGCAGCAGAATAGCGATGTGGGGTTCAAGTTCGCCCTGCCTAAGTATCTCAACGCCGTGGATCATTCCTACCGGAACCACGTTGAAGTCGATGTCGTAAACGCCTAAGGCCTCGTTCATCTGGAAGTGGTCTCGGATGAGCAGGATGTGCTTGGTCCTCTCGCCCACCACGCCGAGAAACACGCCCCAGCTGGTCACCGGAATGTCAAACTGGATCTGACTCTCAACATCCCTGTCTATTCTAGCCTCGCCCTTGCTGGCGTCAAACCATTTAACCTTAACCAAATCGCCCAAATGCAAACCCTTGATCTGCTTCAACACTTCCTTATTCATGGAGCATCACCCCAGCATTTCCCCTTCGAGCGAGGATGATGAACGAGATTACGACCATGACTAAGCCGTAAAGCCCATGATCCAGGTAGGGTGGATAGGTGAAGCTGGCTCCGTAGTTGACAAGCTTCTCTCCAAGTAAGGCGACGCCGGCACCGAACAACACGTAGCCAAAGCTCTTAACCTTTGACACCATTCTCATCTCCCCAGCTTTTTGTAGCCCGTTCCCCTCATCGTGGCTTCCAGCAGCTCCCTCGTTTTGCTCAAGAAAATCGCCATCTGAGGAGGTTCAGCGATTAGCGTTAGTCGACTTTCAAAATTGCCCTCATCGTTCATCCAGTGCTCCACGCTTTGAATGCGATAGTTGGCGTCAATGTTCTCGTTGAGGCTGGTAACATGGATCATTTCCCCAGCCACGATACGTGGGTCACCCAGCACGGTTATTCGCAGGTACTGAGCCGGATCCCTGCGATACCTTAACTCTGCATCCGCCACCTTCTGACAAGCATCGGTGCTCACAAGGTTTTCATCGATGATCACGAGCTCTCTCACGCCATACTTGGCTTGGCTGACGCTGTCCTCAGCAACGGCGCTCCAGCGACACCTGTCAAAGAAGAGGTTGTCGACCCAGAAGGCTCCCGTGCCTGCTCCAGAAAAGTGAGCGTACACAAGGACCTTCCTCACCCTTTCCCAGTTGAAGTCCTGCGTGTTAAACAGGCTATGGGTCCACTCGTCGCTGTGCTTCCGACCACACATAAACTGGAGTAGATTCCACTCTCCCAGCCTAATCTTGACCTCTCGGCGAACAACCATGCCCGCATAATCTTCCAGCTGAATGGTGACGTCGCCGTTGTATGCGGTGGCTGCTCTAATCTGCAGTGTCAAGCTGGGATAGGTGTCGCAGTTGACTTCGGTGAAGCTGGAAAACCAGAGAACAGCACAACCATAATAATCTGCGCTGGTGACATCAACTTTGGTAGAGTAGGAGCCCTTAATTTTTTGGTCGCTAGCCCTAGAAATCGTGCCAGATCCAGTCCCGCTCACCCAGCCCGGCAGCTTAAGAACTTTCCCCGCAGCAGCAACCGTGTAGGTTCTGGAGAGGTTGTTCACCATAGTTAAGTCGTTGTTCACCGTGTCGATGCTCGCGATTTCATTCTCCTCGTTACCATTGTTGTCAATAATCCTAACGTTGTTCCCAACAGCAAACCCCGACACACTAACAACGCTGACCACTTTCTGGTCTGCTGCGGCATCGGCATCAAGGTTGCTACGAACAAAATAAACATCGGATTCCGTCCACTCGTCCTCATCCAACGGGAAGGGCTTGCTGGCTTCCCCATAAACATAAATCTTGTTACGGACACGCTCAATGGCAGTCTCAAACTCTAAAAGCTCCATCAGCTCATCGATGTTTATGCTGCTGGTGTATTTGTTACGTTCATGAAATATGAGGTTGCCCTCTTCACACTTGAAATCGTATCCCACAACGTTACTTGCGTTTTTTGCGGTCTCAGCGATGTGCTTCACGATTTCCCAAGCAGGCTTATAGTCGTATTCTTCCTCTGCATAAGTGCTGTTGGTGGTCTCTACGCCAACGCTTTCTAACGGGGTGAAATTAGCCAGCACATCTTTAACAATAGCTGAGCCTTCTTGGTTCACGTAGCGTTTAGTAACCACGCGATTGAATAGCTCAGATCCGAGGTCCCTACCCTTAAGCCGTACATAGTGAAGCATGCCCCGCCGAGTTGCCTCAACCATTTTCGAGACAGATTCCACACGGGCCTTCATAACCTTGTAGAGGGGATCAGCACCCCTTGTCATAGCGATTTCAATCAGGTCTCCGACGCTGACTTGATCCGTGTAAGCCTTGTCCCAGTTTTGGAGTAAGCAGTTGAAGGACCCAACTTCCTCAGTCACTGCCAAATATACTGTTAGATCAATCACATCGAAGATGGTGGACCCATCGGCTGGAGTGAGCATGGTTTTCTCGCAGATCTTGATGTAGTCAAACTTGGCGAGTTGACCGCCGGAGCCATACACCACGAGCCTAACCTCGTCGATGTCTCCAGAGTATGGGTAGCCTTGTATGTCGAAGGTTTTTAGTCCCGTGTCCGTGTACTCCACATACGCCTTAATAGCTCCACCCAGCAGAAGCTCCAGACGCCACTTTGTTCCAGTTAACTCGGTGCATTTAACAACTACATAGCGATAAGTTGCTGAGCTGAAGCTCCAGCTCCTCGAAATGTAAGCATACGTGTTAGGATCCACAATGGTTAGGGTCCCGGTCTTGCCGTCGGTGGTTAGGTTTCCGCCTGCTGCTGACCACTTTCCCGCTGCCGCCACAAACACGTCATCCCAGTATTTGACGCCCCTGAAAACTTCCACCTTGCAATATGGGTAGCCTTCCATCACTCCTAAGCCTCCTATGGCTTCAGCTGGCCAGAACGAAAATCTTGCTGCTTTGCTGCTGATCGGCATTGCTCATCCCTAGTAACCCCGTCTCGTGATGTACTCGTAGCGTTCCTCCTCGACTCTCTTAGCTCCAGCTGTTTCCCTCTGCCTAAGGCTTTCATTATACTCCGTCTGAGCCTCAGCCGCGTCCCTTGTTGTGGAGGCGAGCCAAGCCATGTACGCCGCGGTTGCCACAATCAAGCCTACTCCAAGCGTGAGCAAGGCGATTTTCATGGCTAAGGCAGCGTTTAAAACCCAGGTGATTTTTGCAGCAATGGCAGTGGCAGCCGCATAAACCTGCTGAGCCACTGCTACACCCCAAGTGGTCCGCATGAACATGCCGAAAACGGTTATGAGGTAGCCCGTGCTTGCCAGAGTTTTCGATTGCTCATCTGATAGTAACCCGAATTGTCGACCTAAGTGGGCGATCACGGAAGTGGTGGCTCCCAAGCCAGCAACCGCAGCGCCCATGGATCGCACCCTGGCAGCCATGCTTTCTGCATCAGAGGATATTCTGGCAAACTCATGGGAGGCTCGGTTCACGGCTCGGATGGTAACTGCTATCTCTTGGAAGCTCACGATGTGCTCGCCTCCCGAACGGCCCACTCCAACCCTTGCCTAACGATCTCAGCGAGTCTGGGCAGATGGAGCTGAACAGCCTCGGTGAGGAAGTAGTAGCCCCGTATGTACCGACTTCCAAACTCCACCCAGTAGGCGTAGGGAGCCGATGCCCCCACCTTCAAAGTCCAGTCCTCGATCTTCGAGTAGATGCTGTCCCGGAGCCTACCGGTCCTCACTGGACAAAGCCTGCGAGCTGTGGCGTGGATATCCGATCCCAAGTCCTGAAGCTTGCGACGTACATTCCTCTGCATATACACGTTTACGTTGTTCATTTTTCGCTCAAACTCCTCGATGCCGTCCACGCGCAACTCGACCTCAACGGACATGCTTTCGAGCCTCCCTCTCCGCCTTCCTCATCTCCTCCTCGCCCTGCCGATCCACCTCGTTGAGGATCACGATGAACTCCTCGATGGTCTTAGCGGGCTGACGGCTGAGTTGCCTTGGGGTCCAGCCAAACTCTTTGCAAAGCCGGAACGTGACAAGGCTCGGGTGCGGCTTACCACGTCTCATCGCCCTCACAAGTTTTTTTGCTCTTCAAGCGTCAGCCCGCAAAGCTTGTTGACGATGCCGCTGAGAAACTCTCCAAGCTCGACGGGAACGCCGTCTTCCTCACTCATCAGCTTCTCCAGGCTAATCGGCTTGTGCTGTGGCTGCTCCTTCAGGCTTGCCCAGATCGTCTCCGCTTGAATGGCCACGAGGTCGCTGCTCAGGACCGCCCCAGTCACAGGATGATATTTAGTGTGTTTAGTGATGATCCTACTGCGTTTAGCCCAGGTGATCTCACTGAATACGTATCTGCCTGCGTATTCCTTGCCGAACCGGTCGTCAAGCTCCACAACTTCTGTCCTCATGCGATCGCCCCCTAAGTTATCGTCAACGTTTTCGCTTCCCACTCCAAGTTCTGCGCAACCGTGTCCTCGATAGGTGTGGGGAGCCTGCTAGATCTCCACTTACAATTATTGAAGGCAAAGGTCCTCGTGCCTATGCCGAATTTCAGTGCAAACTCGGTGTCGCTGAGGATATCGTTCAATTCTGTTACCGATTCAAAGTCAGCCCGCACCGACCCTTGCAAAACTTGATGTCTCTCTGGAAGGCTCTTGATCAGGTATGGCGTTGCTGATCGGATCACGGCTTGACGTTTCAGGTTGTTGAGGATTTCAAAGCTGAAGTCGGTGAAGCGGTCGATGGCTGTTGCATCCTTCGTAACTGAGCAGTCGCTTCCCGTCAACGGGTTCGCCGAGGGCTCAGCCTCGTAGCTGGCCCCGATCTTTGCGTAGGCGAAGACTACGTCCTGCCCGATTAAGTCAGCCGCGACCTTCACAGGATCCTCTAGGGAAACATCCACCTTCAATCGATCGATCTTGCAGCCCTTATGATTCACCGAAATAATGCCAGCAGCTTTCTCATAATAAACCTCGATGCTCATTGACTTTAGCGATGTAACATAGTCGAAGAAGGTCCAGTTCTGGGGAATGTACACCATCTTAAGATCAATGTGTCTTAAGCCCCTGCGAATGGCTCTGATGCTGCGGGATCCTATTCCTCGGATTACGATGTTTTTTGGGTCCAGCGCTGGCTCCACCTCTTGAACGACGCCGATCCACTTCATGGCTGGCTGTCCTGTCCCCGACGGCGTAACTCCGTAGCTGGTTTCCTCAACAAAGTAGGCTTTCGCTTCCTCCCCGACAAAGACTGACGATGCCACTCTTTTTCATTCCTCCTTTCAAGTTTTCACGTAGCGATGCGTGATGACTGTGACTTCCACACGCCAATAGGGTGGCTTAGCGTTCACGTCCTCGCTCTCCGCCACCGAGCGGATATCCACAAAACTAAGAGCGCCGCCTGGACTCTTTCGATTGGCACGGATGATGCGCTCTATTTCGCGCCGTATCTTCCAACGCATCTCCTTGCCCGTTATGCCAGCCTTATCAATGCTCCAGCCAATAATGCGGTAACGATCAGCATAGCGGACCCAAGAGCCCCCGATGTTCAGCTTCTCCATGGAGCCCTCCGCTAAGCCGACTGTGATTTGCGCGTCAAAATCCTTGAAGAGTTTAGAGTTGAACCACTCATGGCTGACATGAACTGTAGCGGGCGTTGTGCCGTCATCTTTGGTGAGGGAAACGTTGTTTTTGATGAGGGTCATGAGGGTTGTTTTAGGATCTTCAACGCTCATTCTTCCCACCACCATAAGCTTACGAATAGAATTAGCCATGTGAGCAGGAGCCCGATTCCTCCACCGATCATGGTTAGGTCCCAGGCTCGTTGCAGCGGCATGAAAACGGTTCCATGTATCCATGGGAACCCGAAATCAATTTTCCACAAATCCATCGGCTCAGCGATACATGGTGTGCAGATTACATCGCGCATCAGGTCTAGTTGCCAGCATGCCGCAACGTACGAGGCTGTCATAAGAGCAAAAGAAGTCGAGACGCCAACAGCATTCCAAAAATGCTTCTTCATGCCATCATCACGCTCCTGCCAAGATGCATGAGGCCACGGTAATCGCTAAGGGTCCACGAGCCTCGGGGTTCACGTAGGCTAACCCGTCTGGTAGTACTCGGTCAGCGACTTGACCGTCGGAAAGTGAGGCTTTACGCATAAAATCGAGGGTTCTCGCGATCCACTTGGCGTATCGTGTTGAGTCCAGCTTGTTCATGGCGATCCTCATGAGGGCAGCATAGTGCGTGTACTCCTCCTCTGGGTCTGTGTAGTTCCAGGTGCCGTGGTAGAGGAACCCGCCCCAACGCCCCATGTCGTTGGCTATCGTTCTGTCGAGGGCCTTCTTGCTGTTGGCGTCGTGCTGGCCCGGAGTGCCATACTTGGTGTCCCAGTCCTTCAAAGCCCAGGCACACAAAGCCTGCGTGTAACTGATCAACTGCTCAAAAGTAATGTAAACACCGGCTGAGGATTCACTTTGAGCACCAAGAGGGTATTCCGTCTGAAACCAGTCATAGGCTGATTTCCATAAGAAATTGTCAATTCCAGCAACTAACCTCGCGATGAAGTCTTTCACGGGTTCAGTATCCCCGTCTCCAAACTGGACCGTGGAACCATAAGCGTCCAGTCCTCTAACGCCGGCTAAGATGGCTTCAGCCACGTCTGCTGCGAAGGCGATTTCCTCTTTCACTCCATTGATCACTTGGTTTTTGAGGAGGCTCTGCCCAGCTGCTAGGGACCACTCCAAGGACTTCAGGAACCTCATAGCACCCTGCCAATTAGCCAGATAGTCCGTGGTGGCGTTGCGCTTGTCATAGTCTGACATCGCCCAAGCCAAAAGAGCGGCTCCACTGTCCACCTTGCGATCTTCATACTTTGAGAACGCGCCCCAAGGATAGTACTGCTGATACCAAGAGCCATCCGCGTTCTGGAGGGTGTTATATTTGTCGATGACAGCAGCCACGGTTGCCTTTTCGTTAAGCCAATCTTTTTCCATGAGAGCCAGCAGCACGTAGCCAGACTCGTAGGGAACAGCCATGCCTCCTGGACTAGCAATGATCAGGTTCACTGGCAAAATCAGGGTTTTCACGTAGGTGAGGGGGATGGAGGCAACTGCAGCTTTCTCTGATGTGAAGCGTGCGAGGGCGATGTCGGTTTTTTCCCGTGAAGGAAAAGGCTCCTTAAACTCCTTAACCATTTTATCACGCTCCTAAGATGGTGCCTTCAAAGTTTCTTCCCTGCTCCATCTTCGACACCTCAGTATAGTGAACAACTTTGATCGCGATGGTTACGGCTCCACTCACATGCTCCGTCCTGAAAACCACGTAGGCGGTTCTGTCGGCTTCACTGGTCATGTAGCTGGCTTTGCAAGAGTCACCCACGTATAAGCGATAAATGGCGGCACAATCTCCGAAGGCGATAAAACCATCAAGCTTCACCACTTTGTTAGCTGGCACATCATAAGACACGAT